AAACCATATAAGATTTTCTTTAAAAGGAAATGACGATATCAATACTTTTCACCAGCTCTTTAGCATTTTTCCCACTTGATAAAAAGGTGAAAACCTTTTCAACGAGTAGAGTTGCCTGAGTACTACGCAAGTCTTTGGTATCTTTAAAAGGATTCCTTAGATCTTGTATGAACTCAACCTCATCCAATACAAGTTGATTGCGTGGATCCAATGGATTCACATCAATTTCCGAGTATTGTAGCTTTCGTATTGTTGTTTCCAACAATCCGAACATATAGCGTTGTGCCATATGTTGAGCATATTGAGGTGCGGAGCGAAGTTCCATGTCACCCCCGGTGCCATCAACCTCTTTACGCGGTTGCGTATTAAAACGCAAGCGTAATGAGAAAAGATCTAACGATCTGTCGATGTCATCGGCTTTGTCTAAAAGGTTTTTGACGCGGTAAGCTATCATCGCAAGATGTAGCTGTTCCTCTTCAAAACCACTCCATACTTCGAAATGTTCATCATAACCCGGAATTCCGGGCTTGATGACTCCGTCGAATGGATTAGTACAAAGCATCCAACATTGTTTAACTTTGTTCCTAGGAACGCAGTTATTCAATACATGGACGGGTAATGCTGGGTTATCAAATGATTGTACTATTTCCTTTAACGCACTATTTATTAGTGCAGGATTATAATACGTATTTAATAAACCGGGTGTTAGCGGCGAAATATCTATACCATTAAGATATAAACGCTTTGCCACTTCCGCGCTGGAGTATTCCACTCCTTCACGGGACAAGGTTCCTTTACTTGAATTCAATTCACAACCAAGGTTGAGTAATGTTTTCTCGTAAAATTCCGAAAGGGTTTGTTCAACCCTTGCGTTGTCGTCACCTAATATGCGATAGTACTTATTAACATTCTTAATAGAAAGTCGATGAGCACTATAGTGCATAACTAGATGATGGGCTAAAGTACATAATGGCCATGACGCGTAAGCGCCCATTGGCTGTCCTGTACCATAGGTCACATTTTCACCTGACCAAGCAACTGTAAAGTGGCGCTTCGAAAGAAGTGTCCACCATGCATTAGCTAGGTCCTGATCCTCTACTATCTTCAACAATAAATTATATTGAAGAATAGCAGGGAATAGATCAGTAAAGGCGGTCATGTCTGAAGTTGCAATAAAGGATTTATTCTTTGTTGCTTCTTTAGCGTAGTTTCCTACGTTCCTATGTGAAAAAGTTCCATCCGATGGTATTTTCCTCAATAAGGACATCAATGCCTTATGAAGAGGGTATAGAGCACGTTGGCTGTAATAATCAATAACAGCTATTGTTCTCGTTTTACCCGCTTTCTCACTAAATTGTGTGAGTTTGGAATGTATACCTTTTGTGGTAGTAATACCACTGAGGTAATCATCGGGTGGTAGCTTTGAG